TCACCCATTTTGCATTCCTCCTTGCATTTGTTGTTGTTGCTGTTGCATTTGCTGTTGTTGCATCTGCTCTTGCTCAGCAGCTTGTTTTTCTTGTTCCTCAGTATCTTGATACAAACCTTGGAAGTCTACAGGAATTTTAACAGGTGGTTGAGCACCTTCAGTTCCTTCTGCTTTAATCTTAATCTCAGCCCAACTTCTATTACTGTCATCTTCCGCTTCAAGTAATTGACGCTTGTTATCAATCTTCTTATTATCTATTTCAGCTTTAATAAGACTAGTGTTAGCATCTTGTGCTGCTTGTTGAGATTTAGATGCAGCTGATTCTTGTTGCTGTCTCTCTTGTTCTGAAGCTTCTATTTGCTCCATAACCTGTGGATCATCTGGATCTACAAAATAATCAAGTGGATCTAACCCCATAGAGTTAACCATCTTAACACCTAGGTTAAATGCAGCATCTTTAGATATATACTTTCTAGCTGTAGGATCTTGAGCCATAAGAGGTATCAACTCTCCCATCTGCTGAAGTTTCATCTGCATATTAGAGTTTGAGTTTTCTCCTAAGTTTGCTTGTATATCTAGATCTAAGTTAGAAGGAATCATTTGTAAATCAGAAGGGGATATAGAAGCATAACCCTTATCGGTCTTATACATCATATCTTCTTTAATGTTTTGCTTCATCTCTTTTAACAAACCACGACATAGATCTTTGAATCCTGTTTCCATGAATCTTCTAGCAATATGCTCAATACGAATCTGAGCAGAGTTCTGAGCTCCAGCTATTTTAGCTTCTGAGTTTCCTGATACATATAATGCATCGTTCAATCCCATTGCAGCTTTGCTCAAACCAGTTGATTGTTCTTTCTGCAGCTGAAGGTATTCTAACATTCCTTGAGTTCCAGGAGATATAGGATCAGGTCCTAATTGCTGAACAGAGTTAACAGCAGGACCATTAGTAGCAATAACTTGCTTAGGTACTGGGTTCTGTAAAGCTGAGAAGTCTACTACATTTGGATCGGCTAGCGTTCTACCGTAGTTACCAAAATAAACATTCTCTACAAATCCTCTTAATATAGCTGTAGTTGCCTGCATCTGAGGTCTAACCATATCAGCTAAAGATAACCCATGATACTCATGAGGAATCTCTACTGGGTTTAGATCAGCAACAGGTATATAAGACACATCGTCTTCCTGAAGTATATCATCACCAGCTTTAATAACGTGTTTAAGTTCAGCTATACCATCACCATCTCTATCTGTTCTGATCCAGCATTCAATAACTTCTAGTACTGTATTAGCTTCATCAGACTCATCAGCAGCTTCATTAAGTAACCAGTTGTCAATACCAACGGATTCTTTTCTTGATGATATCTCTTGAGACCAAGACATACCTCTACCAACTTCAGCATTCTCACCAATTTCTGATAAGTCTTTTTTGAAGCTAGGAAACATCTGTCTGATTTCTGAATAACTAAGTTCTACTACTTTAGCTACAAACGTAGCGTCTTGAATACTCTTAGCGTCTTTATTAATTAAGAACGCTTCAGGTGGTATAGCCTCGAGAACTACTTTAGAATTATCGACCTTTCTTCTAAGTCTTACATTCTGATAAAGTTGTTCCTGTGGTCCTTCTTCATAATTTTCTATAACTTCTAAATCACCAACGATCTCTACAAGAGGATCTGATAGTAATTCGTCTAACACTGTCTCGTTAATTTGGTCGTACTCTTCCATTTCATATTCGAAAGACTCAGCCCAAGACCAGCTTAATGTACCGTTACCATATAGGTAAGCAGACTTAACCCACGTGTTAATTGTTTTCCAACCATCATTCTTATTAAAGATACAATAGTTAACTAGATCAGAAGCTACTTTAGCTTGATGTATATCTCTAGGCCTAGCGCTTCTAGGTACAAAGTTAGCTAGCTTATTATTATCTAGTAATAGCTTTGTTGTTAAGGCAGTATAACTTTCAATCACTTCAGTAGTATCAGAAGATACTATCTTACTAACTCCCTGAGGTTTTAGATCACCTAAGGGCGTCATGTTAAACTCATACGTAGCATTCTCTCTTCTTGAAGACAGATCACCCGCACCAGTTAAACCACCAATACTATTACGAACCTTAGAGTCGATTTGACTGATCAGTTCGTCATTAGTTACTTTTTTCAATTCCATACTCTCTCTCTCCGTTACAGCCAATTAGTTTGGTCTGCGTATGTATGTTGATTTAATTCTCCAAAAGAGAATCGTTGATTTGTTAAAGAATTACTATGAGTTCTGTAAGCTTCACAAGTTATAGCAAGAGCCATAACAGTATCATCATAATGACCTGCTGCAGCTTGCATCCTGTTATTATCACCTACTAATATGTAATTTCTTAACTCATCTAATATCAAGCTAGATGGGATATTTATATCATAATCCTTAATCATAGATTGTAAATTAGAAATGATAGGTACCTTAGTACTTACCGTTGTTTTAAAACCAAACGAATTTATACCGTCGCCGTATTTTACATTAGCTGTCTTTCTTTGTTGGTATAGATTTGGATAATTCATAGAATGTAACTGTTGTATTGTTGCTAGTCCAATAGAGTTAGACTCAGGTACCAACAAGCAATTGTTATACCATCTACCTAAATAGAATAGTACATGCCCAAAAAATACAGGATCTATCCTGTTGTTTCTGTATAGAGCTACAACGTTTCTTTCACTGTCCATAACAACCGCTGCAGAATAGTCTCCGCCCACACCCCCGGCGACATCCCCGCCGATAATATATTTTTTGTCTCTTTTAGGTGGTTCCCAAACTTGCAAGTCCCCTTCGATATTTTCATCAAAGCTTGCATAGTCTCTATTAAATGTTCTTATCGATTCAGGCGCTGATGAGATGTACTGATTGATTACTTCCACATCAAATACATTTGAGCCGGATTGGATAAAGCTTTCCTGAGCGGTGAACGGATATTCCTGTTTGAATAAAATAGTTGAAGTCTCTGCAATCTTTATTCGGCGCCAGTATATCTGTTCGTTATCTAAGTTCCACTCTTCCTTAATCTTCTTTTCTTCGGAGTCCAGTTCTAAGTTGTCTGGCACTGCAATTCTGTATTCGTCCTGGATATACCACGGCACAAATAGAGATGTAAAATTTCCTATATTTTTTTCTGCTTTATTCCATAGATCGTAGTACACACCCTGGGCACCGTTAGATGTAGAGTTGATAATAATAATAGATCCAGGAGAAAGTGAAATAGACTGGAATAGTCCAGCCATAACCTTCTCAGCGCTCTGAAAGAATGCTGTCTCATCGCATAACAAAGCCGTGTTAGTTGTACCACGTCCTGGGTTATCTGCACCTGCTGTAAAGCATCTGTACATAGAACCATTGTCTAAGAACTTCATCTCTCTTTTATTTGATGCACTCAATTCTGGTTTAATATCCTCAGGAAGATCTTCAAAGAATGTCTTAGACATACTAAAGATACTTTCTGTTGTTGGCTTATCTAAAGAAATAATAACAGCTCTTGTAGAAGTATAGAACAAGGCACGGTGAAATATCAACGCTGAGCTAATCGTACTGAATCCTGCCTGACGGTATTTAGATATGATCATTCTCACATAACCCTTATCTTCCATCTGCCTAATAAACTCATCTACAACTAACTTCTGTGCCTTGTTGATTTTTAATTTTATTTTACCTAGCGCGGCATCTTTTGGATAAATGTATAAACACTCATTAATAAAAGCATCTGGATTATTCTTCCAGAACTCCCATTGCTTCCTTTTCTCAAGCTCTTCAACTGCTTGCAACAACTCATCATCTGCTTGCATATGTGTCCTTTACTTCTCGTTACTTACAAGCTGAAATACTCTAGCCTGCAGATCTTCTGTAGATACATCCTTAACATTCTCTTTAATCACCTCAGCATCTGCTGTAGGTTCTATAAATTTATTTGCTTCTATAATAGCTTTCATTGCTAAACTATCACCTGCAGTCGTAGCTTGCGCAAAGTTCCTCCTTGCGATCTCCACTAGCATATCTGCCGGACTCAGTCCTTCACCTCTACTGAAAGCTTCCTTAGTTAATGTAAGTTTATTCCTAGAACCTAACGGTTTTCCCTTAGGATTCCCAGACTCCCCTTTCTTCCAGTGCTGCTTTGCAGCGTTCGGATGTTGTACTTCACCTTTCTTAAATGGCATATTTCCTCCTAATTTTTTTTAGAAATATTTAAAAAGCACACAGAACTGTAATAACCCCTAGGCTAATACTTTCCCTGTATGTTCTTACGTAGCAATCCTGTCGATACGAATGGGCTCTGTTGAGAGCTCTGTACACTTTTTAAATACTTCTGCGTTTCCTAAAATTTTATATGTTTGGTTACTGTGGGTTAAATATATAGTAAGACCCAGAGCAAGAGCTTTGGTGTCCCCCTCAAGCTTACGGGACTCAGAGCTAAGAGACAAGAGCTCTAATGCTACAATGATGTAGTATCTTATAACAATAAAGGAGATTCAAATGTATAAATCAAAACTAAACCACGATCAAAGACTGATCATGAAACTAAATGACTTACCTATTCCATCACGTAAGTCTTATATCTCTCGTCTATCTTCACAGGCTATTAGTAATATAGTAGCTTATGTAGCTTCTTCTTCTAAGTGGGAATACAAGCAGCATAATGAGGTAGATCTATGGAGTAA